AGACCCGCTGTTTTTTGTTTTGCTCTTTCTTGTGCTTTTGCAACCATGTCATCGTGAAAACTGCTTTGCTTGCTATCGTTGCCACCTGTCATTTTACTCACAAGATTACCAATAAGAGACATATCTTTAACATCATTTGCTACAGTTTTAGCTATATCAACAACATCTGAGCCTATTTGCCCAAAATGTTCACCTATAGACATATCGAAGGGGTTTTTATCGGTCATTGTATAACCTTTTTCTGCCGCTTCTCTTGGTGACATTTGCCCTGCTTTATACCCTACGGCATAAACGCCGCCGTCAGGTGTCTTTGCAAAACCCATCGCACCATCTGAAACACCTGCAGCATAATTTTTCTTCTGCCTTTCCATGTGTTCAGCCATGCCCATTCTATTATTTGGATCTAAAAAGTCTGCTACGCTATCACCGCCATGATATGGGTCGCTACCACCGCCGCCACTTCCACCGCCACTTCCCGTTAAGTCTGTGAATGACGCTGTAGGAGCAGTGTTAGTGTTGCCTACTAATTCATTGTAAAGAGATGGATTTCTGTTAGCAAAATCTTGTTCCATTTGTTTTTGAAGCAAATCACTTGTGTAAACATCCATGCCGCCGATGTTAGCAACATTATTTCCCATATTGGGCGGTGCAACAGTATCCATTCCTAACGATGCCAATAAATTATTAGTGCCGCTGTAAGCCGCAGCTGGTACTTGTGCAAAATATTTAGGAACATTTATAGGGTCTTGTGCATAAACTCTGTCAAGTTCATCTAAAATGAAATCTCTAGCCTGTTGTGACCTAGCATCCATTACAGTTTGTTGAGGCTTTCCTAATAAAAAATCAAAAATACCCATCACTTCGCTCCATATTATTTTCTCTATACCACATTTTTATTTACATTACACCCTAATAACTTGATAACGCTACACGCTTCCAAATTGCTGTTGAACCATCATATGCCGCAGTGCAAATATAAATATAATTAGTGTCCCAACTTATCATTCCAACATTATCACCTGTTGCACCTACGCTAGATGACGGGGCGGCTTGCTGCATTGCTATTTGCCTAAAACTGTTTTGCGCTGAAACAACAGGGTAGTTTTTATCATCATCCCATAAAAATATACCGTTCTCACTTGGGTTGTCCGATGACGTTTTAAAAAATAACTTACCTAAATTAGTAGTTAAAAATAAATTTAACTGCCTGCCCCATTGTCTAACATCTTCGCCGAGAACAGGCGGTCTAACAGGCATTACCTTCTACCCCCTGCTCTAATGTCTAGTCTCATTGTACCAACTTTCCAGTTAGTTTTTTGATCACCTTCGACCCTCATTTTTATTTGACGGCCAGTAAACCGAACAGCCGTTGGATTTGCAGGGTTAAATGGACCGTATTCACGTTCTACATCGTTCGGCAAAAATTTAGCTTTGAATTTTAAATTAACATCGCCTTGAGTTTCTTCGTCTACAACAACCTCAGTAACCTTTGCAACTTGGTCACCTGTTCCTATCGAAATTGGACCCGTTTCGCAAAAAATATTAGCCCCTTCGTAATTATAACCGACTTCATGATTGTAAATAGTTGATGTCGTGTTGTGCGAAGCCATAAACGGATATGTAAACACCCCTCTACTCACCCCAGAAGTTCTAGCCAAGTTCCCAATTAGCCAGTGATTATCTTTGTAATCGTAGGCAACATATCTATCTATTTCTACGCTTTCACCTGAACAGTAAAACCACCAAATTTCACTATGTGCGCCATTAACCATTCCCCAAATTTTACTTTGTTGTGAAGAATTAAAATCATTAAATACATAGTCGTGAACATCACATTTTAAAGTTTGTACGCTGTTACCATCAAAGTAATGAAAATTTTCAGTGCCAAACCAAAATGCTCCCACATCCGTCGATACAGTACCTAACCTAGAAATAGCTCCGCAGTTTGTTCCAACTTTTTGAAATCCATAGACATAAGGTGGACCCTGATAATTTGCCTGAAATGCATCTGTATCTGTTATGATTAATGAAACACCTCTAGTATTTATACCACACATAATTTGGCCACTTGTCGCAAGTTCAAAGTCACCTGCTTCATTCGTTGCCAAAGGTGTCCATGTACTTTTTTGCTCTTTATCGCACCATTGAACTTTTTTGGGATTACCACCTGCACCTAAAGCAAAGATAAATCGCTCCTCTGTAACAAAAACGCCTTTATTATTTATTGGCGCATTTGCTACTGGCTCTGCTACTGTCTTTTGTTTTAAACTAATGTTATCAACATCGAAGTGGCGCGAACCTGCATTTGGTATAACTTCAAGCTTAACTTGCGTGTCATCTGCACCAAATCTAAATGTATTAACCCCAAGTGCTAAATCTTGTTCAACAACAACCGTTCCAGTAGTAGTTCCCGTTAATTTTATTTTTCCGCTTATATTCGCACTTGCATTCCACGGAGGGTCATCTTGTGGGTCTATTACTGTGCAAGTTACATCATGGCTATCTTGAATGTCTGGCAAAGTTACTAAACCACTTACGTTTTGGTACATAGAAGTACCATTATCTATTATGTCGAACCGATGGTTTTCGCCAAGAGCCTGTCTAAATGTTTGAGACGCGCCCACTTGTACAAGAAACTGTGCCGAACCTAAACGCTTCCTAAATAAATGAACTGTGCCAAGTCCCAATGCTGTAAAATCTATCGGTGTGCCGCCAGACGTTGCTGAAACCTGAAA